TTCTGCATTATAAGCAGATCTATTAAAGTCTTTATCAAATAAATTTTCTAATAAAGATTTATCATATTGAATACCTTCTTCAAAATCATCATCTTCAGTTAATAAATGACCATAACCTATTGTGGCTTTGCCTAATGAATCTAAATAAACAGTATTTCTAAACCCCTCATGTTTTTTAATTCTATCTTTTACTGCTTGGTAATCCATAATACATTTACAATTATTTAATAAGACACAACCTATATCATTGTATAGGTAATTAATGCACTTACTTGATACTATCCATCTTCTCTTTGTTATTAAAGACATCAATTAAATCTTTAAATGATTTAAAACATTTTTGTTCTTTTCTTTTTTTTCTATATTTATTTTGTTCAACTGTAAGTTTATTTTCTTTTACTAAATTTTTATTATGTTCTAAATCTTTTAAAATGTTTTTTTGATCCATAACCATTAGTTCAACACCAAGTTGTTTCTGCTTTTCATTTGGGGATCTGTGAATATTGTGATTGTTTTTTTTTCTGTATGATTTTGTTTTAACATCTATTAATCTTACTGTACCATTTGGTTTAATTGCAACCAAGTCAAAGATACATTGTGGGTCAATTGACTTTGCAACCATATATCCTTGTTTGATAAGAGAACAAATAGCTTCATATTCTGATATAGCACCTATTGCACTTTTACTTAATTGCTTAACACTCTTACTATGAGATCGGCTAATGCCCCTATACTTAGTGTTACTACTAACCATAACACCTTATATATAGTATTGATCTTATCTTCAATATGTTTTAGGTGGTTATTCATTAATAAGTCAATCTTTTGATCTACTAGCTTAATCTTTCCGTTTAATATTAGGATCTGTTCGTTGTTTCTTTGAGACTGGCTTTTCATTGTTTTTGTTTTTTAATTTTCTTTTCTTCTGAATTTTTAAGCATTTGTAAATAATTATTAATAAAATGTCTTGATTCAGAATCTGAATTTGCCATAACAGTTCCTAATCTTCCAATATGTTGAATAACACCATCTATTCCTTGAGCGTCAGCTATATTAACTCCTTTTGCTGCCCAACTAATAAATTTAGGATTAGTTAAAAGTTTTGATGACATATTTGCTCCACCAATAACAAATGGTAAAGCAATTAAAAATTTAGGGTTACCACTTGCAACACTTCCAACTAAACCACCAAGTATTAAATTTCTTCCAATTAAAGCATCAGCAGTACCAGATGGATTTTTAAATGTTTTTCCACTTTCTCTTATTATGGAAGAAATTCTTGCTATATTATCTAGGTTACCTCTAACATTTACTAAACCTTTTCCTGAAAACAAAACATCCTTAGAAATTTTATTTAATGAATTCCAATTTGTTAAAAATGTTTCACTTGAAAATTGACCAACCCCTGTAAGAACTTCTCCAGACGCTTCTGTAGCCATTCCCATAGATGGTCTTATTTTTCCTAAACGATCAACAACTGAAGATAAAAAGAATTTATATTGTTCATCGGTAAGACTTTTTTTAATAGCATTAATTCTAGTTGCACCTTCTTTAGAAGAATTTAATAAAATAGATGTTAATTTATCTGGATCTGCAATTTTTTGTATTGGTTCTAAATAATTTTCAATTCTATCTAATCCTGATCTATAATAATTATTAGCTCTATTGTAAGAGTTAACAGCTTTAGATCCTTGAGACTGTGCAAAAGATTGAAGATCATCAGATATTGCTTTATAAATTAATTTTAAAGAACCTCTATCAACATCACTTACTAAAGGAAAATCAGCAAGTTTATTTCCAATTTTTGATCTAATTTGTTTAACTGCATTATATGGAAGTTGTTCAGCTCCATAAGTTTGTTTTGCTATATCCATTTGAATATTTTCAAATACTTCATTTAAGAATTTATTTTTAAAAATTTCAGACGTTTTTTCTGCTCCAACAATTGGAGAGACTTGGCTTTTTAATTCTGTAAGTGTATTAGTTAATTTAACATTTGATTGAGGTTTAATAAATTTATCAACATCACCATATAATAATCCTGCTCTTGATTTAAAACGACCAAGAAAACTATTTTGCGCACCTATACCATCAGCAGATATGCCCATTGATATTTTTCTTCCTGCTTCTATTGTTGTTGCAGGTGTTTCTTTTCCAATTAATTCAGATGCTATTTTTGTTGCTCTAGCGCCAAGATCATCTTGAGCTTTTTGTGCAAATTCAGATATTCCTTTTCCACCAGGTAAATTATTAATAAATGATTCTGTCGTATGAATTCCTCTATTCATTGTTGCTTGACCAAGAGAAGGAGAAACTCCAGCATTTCCAAAATCTTGTAATCTTTTTATCATTAATTCAGATGCTTCTTTTCCACCTCTAAGAACGTATTTTGCTCCTTGCACAATAGCTGGGGCAAGAACTTGACCTGCTCCGCCATAACCAACATCCATAACTGTTTCCTCAGCAAGTTCTAATGGTGTTCTTAAAATTTCTGTTCCTAAAGTTTTTCCAATTAGTTCAGCAATCTGTGTTCCTGCAGCTGTTCCAAGACTAGCTCCTGCAACTGCTCCATAAGCAGTTCCGCCTGGAACTGGAGAAACTAATCCTGCTGCACCGCCTAAACCTGCTCCTATTGTTCCACCAATCGCAGCTGAAACAGGTCTAATCCAATCCAAACCATAACTAATATCAAATTTATTTTTATCTGTTAAAATTAATTTTTCACCTTGTTCATTAATAACATAAAAATTATTTTGATCTGTTTTATCTTGTTCAACACCATTTGGGTAAAATTTTTGCAATGTTGCAAATTTAGATTCAAGATTAGGAGCTGCAGCAACTGCTGCTTTTATTCTTAATGGAATAGTTCTTAAATTTGTTGGTTGATCCCAGTCTTGGACTAATTCAGCTTCAGTTGTATTTGAGTAATTTGAAATATCAGAAGATGCTTTTGAAGAAACATCCATTTGTATTTGTGGTTTATAGTCTTTAACTATTTCTGCTTCTAAAATATCTGGCATATATATATTTAAGTTATTACTCTACTTGTCTTTTAACTTTAAATTGAAATCCATTTTTACCAGGTGTTTGATAAACATACTGGTCTTTTTCCATATCAAAACCAATCAATCTTGTTCCTGTTGGAACATTAACAATATTTTCTCCAACTTTAATTTGTTTTGGTCTAACATCACTATCTATAAACACATCTTTAGGATCAATTCCTCTTGGTAGTATAGTTTGATTTATATTATTTTTTAAAGAATCAATAGATTGTTGATTACTAGAAAATAATTTTATTGCAGTATTTGTAAAATCATCTCTTTGCTTTGGAGTTAATCTTTCTCCTGTCATTAGATTATTATAAGTGTTTCTAACAGCATCAGGTATTCCTCTTGCATTTGCTGCTGTAGCTTGTTCGCCTTCTCTAACAACTGAAGTTGGATCTAAAACTTTCATATATGTAAATATTGCTGACAAATCTCCTGCAGCACTATCTTGTTTTATTCCGCTAATTAATTTATTTATTTGATTTTGACCCTGATTAAAGTCTTTAACGTCAGGATGACTTATATATGTTTTTTGTAAATTTTGTGCGTATTCATTTTGTTGTTTTAATAATTCTGCTTTAATTTTTGGTTTATTAGTTTCTTCTTCAATCATACCTTTAGCAGCAATTTCAGGATATAATGCACCAACTGTTTTATAAACACCTTCTGGTAAATTTTTAGCAAACTCTTGTTGTTTTTGAATTTTTCCAAATTCATTAACTAATGAAGCGCCTTTTAATCCTTCAATAAAAGATGGTAATGCAGCTTGTCCAATTTTTTCTCCTCTTGATCCAGCTCCTAACAAACTTAATCCCATTAGAGCTTCTGGACTACCAAGTAATCCCATTAAACCTAATGTTTTATTTGTTTGTTGATCTGAACCTAATAATGTCTGATTTTGTGTTCCCATACCTTGAGATACACCCATATTCATTTCATTATTAATTGGTTGAGTTGTTACAAGTGGGCTACCTGTTATAGATGCAACATCTTCATTTGACATATTATATTTTTTTAAAAGTTCTAGTAAATTTTCCATTATATTAATCCTTGTTGTTGTAAGTAGTTTGAGTAAATGCCTGCTGTTCTTGGTTGTTGTGTTCCTAATAATCCTTGAGGATATAAAATATTATTTACACCTTGTTTAGCAGAAT